GAAGACCCAAAGAATCCAGTAGAGTCGCCTGACGGATCTTTAATAAAGCAAGGAGTAATAAACTACTGGCAAAATGAAGTTGAAGGATTAAAGAGTGATCAAGATGGTTTAAATGAATACTATCGCCAGTTTCCAAGAACAGAGCAACACGCTTTTAGAGATGAAGCAAAACAGTCACTGTTTAACTTAACAAAGATATACGAACAAATAGATTATAATGAAGACCTTAGGAATACATCGATAATAACCACTGGAAGTTTTATGTGGGAAAACGGTATAAAAGACACTAAGGTAATATTTGTACCAAATAAAAACGGTAGGTTCAACGTTAGTTGGGTTCCTAATATTGGTCTTCAAAATAGGGTTATAGTAAAAGGTAATACAAAATATCCAGGCAACGAGCACTGCGGTGCTTTTGGGTGTGACAGTTATGATATATCAGGTACAGTTGATAAAAGAGGTTCTAACGGAGCTTTACACGGTTTAACTAAGTTTAGTATGGAAGATGTTCCGCCTAACAGATTCTTTTTAGAATATATAGCTAGACCACAAACTGCTGAGATATTTTTTGAAGACGTATTAATGGCTTGCATATTTTACGGTATGCCAATACTTGCGGAAAACAATAAACCTAGATTACTGTATCATTTTAAAAGAAGAGGCTACAGAGGCTATTCTATGAATAGGCCTGATAAAAGATTAAACAAATTATCTGTAACTGAAAGAGAAATAGGTGGTATACCAAACTCCAGTGAAGATATAAAGCAAGCACACGCTGCTGCTATAGAATCATATATAGAAACTTGTGTTGGAAGAACAGAAGCAGGTTATGGAGATATGTATTTCCAAAGAACACTTGAAGATTGGGGTAAATTTAATATAAATAACAGAACGAAGCACGATGCTTCCATAAGTTCAGGGCTAGCAATAATGGCTTGTAACAAAAACCTATATTCACCAGTTAGTCCAGTGCAAAAAAAGATTTACGATTTAGGAATTAAAAGATATGACAATAGAGGTTCTACGTCTAAAATATTAAGATAAATGAAAATACAAACAAATACTGATAGTTCTTTCCCTAACCAGGTTGTTAGCGACGAAGTAAAAGCTAGTTATGATTACGGCTTACAAGTCTCTAGAGCTATTGAACAAGAATGGTTCAATCAAGGAAGAGGTAACGGTAATAGATACTTAAACAATTGGAATAGCTTTCATTCATTACGTTTATATGCTAGAGGAGAGCAATCAATACAAAAGTATAAAGATGAGTTATCGATAAACGGTGATTTATCATATCTTAATTTAGACTGGAAACCTATACCAGTTATATCAAAGTTTGTTGATATTGTTGTAAATGGAATGTCTAATAAGAGTTATGAAATAAATGCTTTTGCTCAAGATCCATTTTCTGTAAAAAGTAGAACTGATTACGCAGCCGCTGTAGAGCAGGATATGAATGCTAGGCCTATGCTTGAAAATATTAAGCAAGAATTAGGAATGGATATGGCAGCTACAGGTAGTTTAGAAGACCTTCCTGAGAGCAAAGAAGAATTAGACGTACATCTTCAAATGACCGCTAAGCAAAATGTAGAAGTTGCTGAAGAAGAAGTTATAAATAATGTATTAGCTTTTAATAAGTATGATCAAATAAAAAAGCGCTTAGCTCAAGATTTAACTACAATTGGAATCGGAGCTGTTAAAACGTCTTTTAACAAGGCTGAAGGTATAGTTACTGACTATGTGGATCCTGCTAATATGATTTATTCATACACTGAAGATCCAAATTTCGAAGACATATATTATGTAGGCGAAGTTAAATCAATATCTTTAGCGGAACTTAAAAAACAATTCCCAACCATATCTCCTGACGAACTGCAAAGGATTCAAGATATGCCAGGTAATTCACAATATGTGACCAATTGGGGTAACTACGATTCTAATACAATTCAGGTTTTATACTTTGAATACAAAACATATTCAGATCAGGTATTTAAAATAAAGAAAACAGATCAAGGGTTAGAAAAAACGTTAGAAAAGCCTGACACATTTAATCCACCTGCTAATGATAACTTTGACAGAATATCTAGAACTATAGAAGTTTTATACTCAGGAGCAAAGGTCTTAGGAACAAATATAATGCTTGACTGGAAACTTGCTGAAAACATGACAAGGCCAACCGCTGATACTACTAAAGTAGTGATGAATTATTGTATATCTGCCCCTAGAATGTACAAGGGACGTATAGAATCAGTAGTTAGTAAAATTACTAGCTTTGCTGATATGATCCAAATAACACACCTTAAACTACAGCAAGTAATGTCTAGAATAGTGCCAGATGGTGTATTTTTAGATATGGATGGTTTAGCTGAAGTTGATTTAGGTAACGGTACAACATACAATCCAGCGGAAGCATTGAACATGTATTTCCAAACAGGTTCTGTTGTAGGTAGATCATTAACCCAAGACGGTGAATTGAATAGAGGTAAAGTACCTGTTCAAGAATTATCATCTTCAAGTGGTCAAGCAAAAATACAAAGTTTAATAGGTACATACCAATATTATTTACAAATGATAAGGGATGTAACCGGATTGAATGAAGCAAGAGACGGAAGCGCTCCAATTAAAGACTCACTAGTAGGTTTGCAAAAAATGGCAGCAAACGCTTCTAATATAGCGACTAAACATATATTGGACTCATTACTTTATTTAACTGTTAGAACTTGTGAAAATATAAGCCTTAAAGTAGCAGATGTTATTGAAAACCCGTTAACAGAAAATGCTTTAACAAATGCGGTAAGTACGTTCAATACAAAAACATTAGAGGAGTTAATGAATTTACAGCTGCATGACTTTGGTATATATTTAGAGTTAGAACCAGAAGAAGAAGAAAAAGCTTTGCTTGAACAAAATATTCAAGTAGCCTTACAAACAGGAGCAATAGCTTTATCAGACGCTATAGATATTAGGCAAATTAAAAATATAAAATTAGCTAATCAGTTTCTAAAGCTTAGACAAAAACAAAAAATTAAAAGAGAGCAAGAGCAACAGCAAGCAAATATTCAAGCACAAGCGCAAGCAAACGCCGAGGCTGCTGAAAAAGCCGCGATGGCTGAAGTGCAAAAGCAGCAAGCTTTAACTCAAGAAAAAGTAAGTATAGAACAAGCTAAGTCTCAATTTGAAATACAAAGAATGCAAACAGAGGCTCAAATAAAAAGAGAGCTAATGGCTGAAGAGTTTCAATACAATATACAACTAGCTCAGGCTCAGATGGGTGCGGCAAAAGCGAAAGAGCAAGAAATTGAAGACAGAAAAGATCAAAGAATAAAATTACAAGGAACACAGCAATCAGAGCTGATTCAGCAAAGACAAACAGAAGGATTACCTAAGGATTTTGAATCATCTGGTAACGACGTGTTAGGAGGTTTTGGTTTGGAAGAATTTGGTCCTAGTTAAAATTACAAACAATTATTTAATTATATTATATTATGTCAGAAGTAAAACAAGAAGGGGATTTTAAAATTAAATCCAAAAAAACAAGTCCTAAAAAGTTAGGAAATCAATCTAATGAACCTATAAAGGTTAATATAGATGAAGTAAAAGATCCAGTAGCTGAAGAAGCTACTAAGGTAGTAATACCAGAAGTTAAAGAAGATGTGATTGAAGAACCTGTCGTAGTCGTTAACGACACACCTGAAGTAGCTGAAGAAGATGGTATTATAGAAATTGTAGACGAAGAACCTGCTCAAGAGCCTAAAGAGGTTATTCAACAACAATCTCAACCAGTAGCAGAGCAAAGAGTGTTACCTGAAAACATAGACAAACTTGTAACCTTTATGGAAGAGACAGGTGGATCAGTAGAAGATTATGTTAGATTAAACGCGGACTACTCAAGTGTTGATGATAAAACACTATTAAAAGAATATTACAAACAAACAAAACCTTATTTAGAATCAGATGACGTTAGCCTGTTATTAGAGGACTACGACTACGATGAAGACATAGATGAGGAAAGAGATATACGCAAAAAGAAACTTGCGTTTAAAGAAGAAGTTGCAAAAGCAAAAGGCTTTTTAGAAAATACCAAGAGTAAATATTACGACGAAATCAAGTTGAGACCCGGCGTTACTCAGGAACAACAAAAAGCAACAGAGTTTTTCAACCGATATCAAGAAGATCAGAAGATGGCTGAGCAACAGCATTCGGACTTTAAATCAAAAACAAATGATTACTTTACTAATGAATTCAAAGGTTTTGATTTCAATGTAGGTAAAAAGAAGTTTAGGTATGGTTTACAAGATCCTGATAAAGTTGCAGAGAACCAATCAAGTATTAACAATTTCGTAGGAAAGTTTCTTGACGAAAGCGGTAATATAAAAGATACGAAAGGTTATCACAAGGCTATTTATATCGCTTCAAATGCTGATAAGATTATTAATCATTTTTACGAACAAGGAAAAACAGATGCTACTAAAGAAATAGTTAGTAACTCTAAAAATCCCAGCACAGAACCCAGGCAAACTGGCACAGGTGAATTCGTAAACGGAATAAAAGTCAAGTCAATAAGCGGTTATGATTCTTCTAAACTTAGAATTAAAACAAAAAAATTTAACTAAAAAATTAAAAAATTATGGCAAATGTAAGCCCAGCGTTTGGAAGCTTAATCCCAACGCAAAAAAAGCAAGCCTTAGAAGGCAATTATTTAAACTTTACTGATGGAACGAATGATTTCGCACAACAGTACTTACCAGAAATCTATGAAGCTGAAGTAGAGCGTTATGGAAATAGAACCTTAGGTGGTTTCTTAAGAATGGTAGGAGCTGAAATGCCAATGACTTCTGATCAAGTAGTATGGTCTGAACAAAATAGATTACACATTTCTTACGAGAACGTAATAGCAACTGCAGCTGGAGCTGTTGGAGCTAAAGTATCTACCTTAACTATTCCTGTTGGTGGAGCTGGTGCGACTCTTATTGAAAATGTTGTATCTCCTGGTTCTACAATCGTAGTAATGAATCCAACAACTGGAGCAGAATTAAACTGTTACGTTGTTGCTTCTGGAGCTACTCCTGGAAGTGCATTAGGTGCAGGTGTATTAACTGTTACTCCTTACTCTCAAGAAGCTTTAGACGGAACCGGTGGTGGAGCTGCTGAAGTAGATTTAGTGACTGGTGGACCAAACTTAAAAATCTTTGTTTACGGATCTGAATATGGAAAAGGAACTGGAGATTCTAACAGAATTTCTGTAACACCTTCTTTTACTCAGTATTCTAACTCTCCTATTATCATTAAAGACAAGTATGCAATCAACGGGTCTGACACTGCTCAGATTGGATGGGTTGAAGTAGCTACTGAGTCTGGTCAAGGAGGTTTCTTATGGTACTTAAAAGCTGAATCTGAAACAAGATTACGTTTTGAAGACTACTTAGAAATGTCTATGGTAGAAGGTGAATTAAAATCTGGAACTTCAACTACAACTGCTAAAGGTACTGAGGGTCTTTTCGCTGCTGTTAAAAGCCGTGGAAATGTATTAGTAGACTTTACTGCAGCAACTGGTTTAGCTCAGTTTGATTCAATTCTTAAAAACTTAGATACTCAAGGAGCTATCGAAGAAAACATGTTATTCTTAAATAGAGAAACTTCTTTGGACTTTGATGATATGTTAGGTGGTATTGGAGCTAATGGTCCTTTAGGATCACCAACCGCTGCTGTGTATGCAGGTGGTAGTTCTTTTGGTGTATTTGAAAACTCTGAAGAAATGGCATTAAACTTAGGTTTCTCTGGTTTCAGAAGAGGTTCTTATGACTTCTACAAAACTGACTGGAAATACTTAAACGATGCTTCTACTCGTGGAGGTGTTGCTGATGCTGGTATCGAAGGAGTATTAGTACCTGCCGGGACTTCTACAGTTTACGATCAGATATTAGGAACTAACATCAGAAGACCTTTCTTACATGTAAGATATAGAGCTTCTCAAGCTGATGATAGAAGAATGAAAAACTGGATCACTGGATCTGTAGGTGGCGCAGCTACTTCTGATTTAGATGCAATGGAGGTTCACTTCTTATCTGAAAGATGTTTAGTAACTCAAGCGGCTAACAACTTTGTGTTATTCACAGACTAGTACCGATTAATTTATGTAGTAGTTACCCTTGTTGAACTGACAGGGGTAATTATTACTTTTATACGACGATAGCCTACTACTATTAATATATACTAGCTATTGTCACACTTACAAATTATTTAATTATATTATATTATGGCTGCAAAAAAAGCACCAGCAAAGAAAGTTGAGGTTGCTCCTCAGCAAAAGGAAGTGGCTAAAGCCGCTCCAAAAGTACAACCAACAAAACCAAGTTGGGAAATAAAAGACAGAATGTATATTGTGGTGGGGCAAGCGCCTTTAACACTTACAATTTCATCTAAGCATACATCAAGACACCCTTTGTTATATTTTGATAAAGAAAAAGGTCTTCAAAGAGAGATTAGATATGCAACTAATCAAAACTCTCCTTTTATAGACGAACAAAGCGGTCAAGCAACATTAGGGCATATAATGTTTAAAGACGGTGCGCTGTATGTTAAAAAAGAACAACAAAACTTACAAAAATTACTATCTTTGTATCATCCTTTATTAGGTAATAAATACTACGAGCATAATCCAGTAGCTATAGCCGAAGATGAATTAGAAGATTTAGAAATTCAAATAGATGCAATGATAGCTGCAAGAACAATGGATGTTGATGACGCTGAAGCAATACTTCGTGTTGAATTAGGATCTAAAGTTTCAAGCATGACAACTAAAGAGCTAAAAAGAGATCTTTTATTGTTTGCTAAAAAACAACCGGATCTATTTATGGAACTAGCTAACGATGATAATGTCCATCTAAGGAACATAGCTATAAAAGCTTCTGAAATGGGTATTATTAAATTGTCGCAAGATCAAAGAACATTTACTTGGGGATCAAACGGTAGAAAATTAATGACTGTACCTTTTGATGAAAATCCTTACTCTGCAATGGCGGCTTACTTTAAAACCGATGAAGGTGTTGAAGTTTACCGATCAGTAGAGAAAAACTTAGAATAACATGTAATAATTAATATACCGGCTGCTTTTAGTGGTCGGTTATATTATAAAAAAAACAAAATAATGGCTATAAACGTAGATTTAGTTTATAAAACTGTCTTACTAATACTTAATCAACAACAAAGAGGTTATATAACACCCGATGAGTTTAATAAAGTAGGTAACCAAGTGCAACAAGGTATATTTGAAAAATATATGAGTGACTTAAACCAACAACTACGTATACCAGAAAACGATAGCGAGTATGCTAACAGGGTTAAAAACCTTGAAGAAAAAATAGATATATTCAAAAGAACAGGCTTAGCTACGTACAACTCACCTTACTTCAATTTGCCAACGACACAAAGCACGGCAACATCTACACAATCCTTTACAGTACCTTTGTCGCCAGACCCGGCAGTTAATATATTTTTCACAGTAACAAGTTGGTCAATAGAGCAATCTCAAGACGCTTCAGTGAAAGTATATGTAAATGGTGTTCAATTAACGGATTCACAATATTCTTTTAATAATACAAACAACATAATTACGATACCGTCTCCGCCTCAACCGGCTGATGTTATACTAATAGAACTATATCCTTCTAGCTTTTATAGACTAGGAAGTGTTATATATAAAAACACAACGCTAGTACAAATGGTTGAGCGCAATGAGTTTTACTTAATAAGTAAATCACCGTTAACAGCGCCTACTAAAAGCCAGCCAATATTTTTATATGAAAACGAAAAGCTACAAGTTTTCCCTGAAACAATAACATCGGATATTAATGTATCTTACATTAAAAAACCAAATCAAATCCAATGGGGATACTCTATTGGAAGCCTAGGACAATATCTTTACAGTCCTATAAATTCTTCAAATTTTGAATTGCATCCTTCAGAGCAAGTAGACTTGATATCAGGAATACTCGTATACTCTGGAGTTATAATCCAAGATCCTACAATAATACAAGTGGCTTCTCAACAAATTCAACAAGAAGACGTAAACGAAAAATCTTAACAATAAATGGGTTTAATTACAGAAAATAATCAGCAATACTACGCAGGTGTACAAAAGTTTTTATCTGCAGCAGGATCAGGCCAAGCATTCACTACTACATTTGATACTGAATTAGTATTTGGTAGTTATGATCCTCTTCAGCAAAACTACGCTTTAAACAATTTTAAATTATACACCGCGAACGCCGGTGTTTTAACATATACAGAGTACATATTACCTTATACTGTAGAAGGAAATAAAATAACTATTACAAACTCTTTACCTTCTAACACAAGTGTAGTTGTTCAATTAAAGATACTAAGCGGTGGTGAATATGGAAATAGAGATGCTTATGGTAATACTGTTGAAGAAAACTACGGTAGCTACGGTTATATATCCCTGGAAGATATAATAAACAACTTTCAAGTAGCTTATGTTGGAACAGGTAAATTAATACCAAGCTGTAAGAGAACAGATATAATATTTCATGCTAAGCGTGGAATGCAGGAATTTAGTTACGACACTTTAAAAAGCATTAAGTCTCAAGAATTAAATATACCACCAGAGCTAAGCGTTGTGATACCTCAAGACTATGTAAACTACACAGCTGTATCTTGGATTGATCAACTAGGTGTTAAAAGACCTATATATCCTGCAAATAATTTAACGACTAATCCATACAGAAATCCTATACAAGATGCTGCAGGTGTGCCAACACAAGATAATTTTGGCAACAACATTGAGGGAACATCGATAACAGAAGAAAGATGGAGAACCGCTGATGATACTTTAATAAACTCAAACGTAAATGATGCACTATATTCAGAAGGTTATGACAATTGGGGTTGGGCTGAGATAGGTCTAGGTCAACAATACGGATTAGACCCTAGGTATTCACAGGTTAACGGATGGTTCACTATAAATCACAGAGAAGGCAAAATGTCTTTTTCAAGTAATTTAGCTGGTTCACTAATAGTTTTAGAGTATATTTCAGACGGATTAGCTTACGAGATGGATACTCAGGTTCCTAAACTAGCAGAAGACGCTCTATATGCTCATATAAGCCACGCTATAGTAGCTTCTAGAATAAACCAACCTGAATATGTAGTTAGAAGATTAAAACAAGATAGAAGCGCTAAATTAAGAAATGCTAAAATAAGATTATCAAATATAAAACTTGAAGAAATAATTCAAGTTATGAGAGGTAAATCTAAATGGATAAAATCATAAATTAAATGGCTGAAATTAAAAACACTTTTCTCAAGGGTAAGATGAATCAAGATCTTGACGCTCGTATATTACCTAATGGTGAATACAGAGAGGCTAGAAATTTAGCTATAAGTAGATCTGAAAGTTCTAGCGTAGGAGAATTTGAAAATGTTTTAGGTAATATTAGTATATCAAGTTTGAACGCGCTAGGTATTGTAGGCGAAGATGAGTTTATTGGTTATGTTGTTGATAATAGCGCTAACGTAGTGTATTTAATGGCGACAGATTGGAAACCTATATCATCAACTCAGCCTAACGGTATAGATACCAGAGCTCCTAGTACAGGTGATGGATCAAATCAATTTATTATTAAAGTTGATTTATCATCAATAAATACACCTCCGGTTGTTTTAGTACAAGGTAGTTTTTTAAATTTTAATCAAAATTATATAATAACAGGTATTAATTTAGTTGAAGACCAGCTTTTTTGGACTGACAATCTTAACCAACCTAGAAAAATAAATATAACAAAAGCTTTAGCTAATCCAAACCATTATACAAATGAAGATCAAATATCAGTAGCTAAGTTTGCTCCATGGGAGCCTATATTGGTTATGGATAGAGCAACTACTACCATAACAGGAGCAAGTGGTGGCGCAAGTGTAATTACACCGTCTAGCCTTACAGGTATAGAAGTCGGTGATATTGTAACGAATAATAATAAAATAGATACTCAAAACATAAGTAATCTTGTAACAGTCATAGGTATAAATTCAACTACATTATCATTATCTTCAGCTATTACAGTACCAGATGGAACTTCTATAGATTTCAGTAGGCCAACCATGACTAACAAAAAGGATTCTGTTATGGCTAATCATTCTTCAGGCCCGATTATAAGTATTACAAACTCAGGGTCTATTTCTGCTGTTTACGAATACGGAGACGCTTTGCTCAGTGGAGCAGACCCGAACTTTTTCCTATACAATGGAAACAACGGTATACCTAAGATAGGAGATTTAGTTAGCGGGCCTGGAGTACCTAGTGACACCAGGGTGGCTAGCGTTAGCGTTATTGATCAAACAAATGGATCTCCTACTCCTAGCTACAGTCAAGTAATAAAAATAACTTTAAGTAAAATAACAACCCTAGCTGTTGCTAATACAATTTCAGTAAGTGATAATCCTGATTATAATGTTAATTGGCAAGGGGACGAAAAATTTTTAGAAGATAAATTTGTAAGATTTAGTTATAGGTTTAAATTTGAAGACAATGAATACTCATTAATGGCACCATTTAGCCAAGTAATGTTTATTCCAAAACAATACAGTCAATTTGGGGGTAGTAAAGTATCTACAACCGAAGATATGAATGATGCGTATAAGTCAACAGTGCTTACATGGTTTGAAAATAATATAAATAATATATTATTAAAAATACCAATGGAAAAGTCTTCTGCGGTAAACATGATAGATCTTCTTAAAATTACAGATATTGATATACTATATAAAGAGTCAGATGCGCTAGCTGTAAAGGTTTTAGAAACTATTACATTAAGCGATCAAACTTTTTCAACTATAAGTTTTAACGATGCTATACACGGTAATGCTACAAAGCATTTTTTAAATTACGATTATACTTCTTCAAAACCATACAAGACGCTACCAAGTAATCAAATAACTAGAGTTTCAGACAAGGTGCCAGTCAAGTCTTTGGCTCAAGAGGTTATAGGTAATAGAATTGTTTATGGTAATTATTTAGATAGGCACACTGGTCCTAGTTCTATAGCTTTTGAAGCTAAAGCTGTAAACAAGTCTACAAGATTTGATAACTACACTCAATTCCCAAAACATCAATTAAAGCAAGATAGGACATATCAAGTTGGATTTGTTTTATCTGATAGATACGGTAGGCAGTCAGATGTTATTCTTTCTTCATACGACAGCGGAGGGGATGTTTCAGGTTCAACAGTTTTTAATGCTTATAATAATCTTACAGAACAAACTAACAGTCCAATAGTAGATTGGCTTGGTAATGCTTTAAATGTTACTCTTAATGAAGCGATACAATCTACGTATAATCCTAGCCTAGGAACTCCTGGTATATATTCCTCGAGTAATCCTTTAGGTTGGTTTTCTTACAAGGTTGTTGTAAAACAAACAGAGCAAGAATACTACAATGCTTACTTACCTGGTTTTGTTAATGGATATCCAGTACAAGAAAATTCAGGTACAGAAAGGAATAAAAGCTTTTTTACTACTTTACTAGGCGATAATATAAATAAGATACCAAGAAACTTAGTAGAAGTAGGTGCTAGTGATAGAGATTTTACCAGTAGCGAGGATATTTTAATAAGAGTTAATAATCCTAGCATTGTAAATAAACCAATTGCTTTACTTTATCATGAGGAACCTTACAACACTCAGTACTACCCGGGAAATATAGAACAAGAGATAATACAAATATCTACTGTTAGAGATATGGAAATAGCAGCTATTCCATTTAAGCCTGATGTTAGTGGTGGCGAATATGGCAAATCAGGTATAACAAATATTTACAACTATGATGATCCAGCTAACCCACAACGAGTAACCAGCGTAAATGACACTCCCGAGCAAATTGGAGCAATACCATGGGGTAAAACTGGACCAGATGCGTCGTTATATAATACTGATTCAAACTTATTTGTAGTTAGAGGTAATCAATCTGAAAATATAA